CAGCGTCTGCTTGTCCTTGGTGTAGGCCAGCTCCGACGACTCGGTGTTGAGCATGCGGCGGCCGATGATCCGGCGGCGCAGCTGCTCGGGGGCGTAGCCGTCGAGGATGACGGCGAAGTAGTTCGGCTGCGTCGCCGAACTGGTCACGTTGGGTTCGAAGGACTCGTAGCCCGACCCGGACGCGGCGGTGCCGCCGTTGAGGCTGATGGACAGGTTCGTCAGCGTCGCCTCCGCAAGAGAGGTCTCGATCATGAAGTCCTGCTTCGTCAGCCGGGAGCCGACGCGGAGGGTGATCTGGTCGACCTCCAGCTCCGAATACGTCTGGTCGACGGTCAGCTTCACGCCGTCCTGCGTGCCGCCCATGTCCGTCCACGACGAAGCGGGCGGCACGGCGTTCACGGCGGTGTCGGCGGGCTCGGTCGCCCCGTACGCCCCCTTGTAGAGGGTGCCGGGGCCCTGGATCAGGTTGGTGGTGTCGACGGCCATGGGTCAGCTCTCCTTGTTTCCGGCCGGGCCGGACGTCTTCTTGGCGGGGGCGGCCGGCAGGGAAGCCGGTTCCGGCGCGGCGGGCGGCCGGGGTTCGTCGGCGAGGAGGCCCTGCCGCTTGAGGGCCCGGTACTCGATGTCGTCGACCTCGACCGTCAGGTCGGGTCGCATGGTCGTACGGACGGTCGGCATCAGCGGTACGCCTCTCGACGAAGGGGAAAGCGGTGGTGGGAGAACTGCGGGTGGAAACGCAGCTCCAGGGCCTGCTCGGGCGGGATGCTCGGCGGGCACGGCACGAACCGGACGGGTCCCGTCAGCAGGAACTCCAGCTCGGCACGGCTGTTGTGCACGAGAGTCCTGCCGCCGTAGGAGAGGAGCTGCCCGTGGGGGGTGTCCTCCTGAATGGCCCACATCATGAGGGCACCTCCGTCCAAGCGATCACCAGGCCGGGGATCAGGTAGTGGGCGTACGAGGAGGGGTCGTCGGGGATCCGCCGGTGTTCGCCGGTCGTGTACGCGGACAGCACCCGGGCGGCCGGGTAGCCGGTGGGCAGGCTGACGGTCTGTGGGATCGCCGGGTGGTCGTAGCAGGCGGCTTGGATCGCCTCTGCGAGGACGGCGGCCTTGTTCCACGGCGGCTTTTGACTGTCGGGGTTGTGGGCCCAGCACTCGACGCTCATGACGGGCTCGCGCAGCGGCACGTACAGGTTGGGGGTGCCGCCGGCGCTGACGAGGGTGCAGAACCCGGACGCCGCCCACGACGTGTTGTCCTTGGGCAGGGTCGTGGCCACGCGGTCGCCGACGACCGTCTTCAGCCAGGCGGTGGCGACGAGTTCGGGGGTGGCCCGCAGTTGGAGGCTCATGCGGTCCTCCGCTGGAACAGAGCGGGCCGCAAGAAGGGTTGGGCTTCGCGTGCCGGGAGGTTAACTTTCTTCACCGGGTGGTCGGCGCCAGGCCAGTACAGGGCCTGCTTGAACCGGGGGACGATCGTCATGGCGGGCAGGCCCATTTCGATGGCCTGGCAGTAGTTGACGTCCAGCGAGCCGACCCGGAGCACCTTGCTGTGGACCTCGGCGCGCAGTGAGTCGTGCAGGCGGCTGGTCTTCTTGGGGACGAAGTCCTTCGCGTCGCTGAGGATGGCGTCGCCGATGACGTCTTCCATCCACGCGTTGATCGCCGCGTCGACGTGCGCGCGCCCTGCGGAGTCGATCCGCATACCGGATCGCGCCATGGCCGCCTCCTCTCCGAAGCCGGTCTCGTACTCGTGGCCGCCCAGTCTCCCCAGGCATGTGGCCCTGTTCGGTTGTCAGGTGGTGCGCCGTAGATCCAGTCGCAGATCCACAGCCATCGCCGGATTCGCCATCGACGACGGCGCCTCCACGATGTAAGTCGCGCCGGTCCGCTCGTCCCGGACGCGGTCCTGGTCCCGGATGTCCGTCCCCGCCGGAACCCGCGCGACCGCGTACCGGACGATCCGAGGCGTCGGGTTCTCACGGGTCGTCACACGACGGGACTGCTCTACGAGCGACGCGATGACCCCAGTGGCGACGGCCGTGTCGGTGTCCTGCTCGTCGTCGTACACGTCCGTCGTCGTCCCCCGCAGCACGGTCAGGGTGGTGGTCGCGATGGCCTGCATCAGGCACCCCCTCGGTACGGGGCCCACGCCAGCGAGTCGTCCGCGGAGTCCGACAGGACGTTCCCGACAGGGCCCGCCCCTTCCACGGCAGACCGGATGTGCACCGTCCGCGACCGCATCCACGACACCCGCTTGAGCGCGCGTGCGGCCATCGGGGCAAGGACCAGGCCGTCACCCTGCAGCGTGGTCGAGACCTGATCCTGCTGGATCTGCGTGGCATCCAGCCGCGTCTCCAACCCGAACTGGCCCGCGATCCACGCTGCTTGGTAGGCGACGGCCTGGCCCAGCCAGTGCAGGTCCCGCGTCCGGATCCGCTCCGTGTCGGCGTAGATCCGGTTCGTGAAGACCTGAATCGCGGCCTGCGCCTGGCCAAGCTGCGCATCGGTCACCGACACACCCGTGGTGTCCAGGACCTGTTGCGCGGTCGCCCAGGCGTCGACCATGGCCTAGTCCCCTGCCTTGCTGGTGTCGCCGCCCGCCGCCTCAATCACGTCACGCGGGGTCGTGGTGTCCTCCGGGTGGTGATCCACCGACGCCGGTACGGTCTCCACGGAGTACGCCAGCGACAGCGACACCCCGTCCGGGTGCTCCTCGGAGCCGTCGAAGCTGATGTCGCCACGCGGATGCAGGCCCCGCTGGATCGCCTCGTTCGCGACCCCGGCCTTGTTCGCGGCGTGCTCCTCCTCGGAGTCACCCCACTGACGGCCGAGCACGACGAACTCCTTCACGAACCGCATGCCATCCGAGCCGTCGGCCGACCGCTCGTCGACCTCCACCTCGGGCTCGCCCGCCTTCGCCGGATGCTGCTTCGCCCGCGCGCTGGTCGTTTTCTTCGCCGCTGCCATGGCTCACCTCCCTGCCGGCCGTGCCGCCCTGAGCCATAGGGCGGCACGGCAGTCAGTGGGGTCAGCCGACGAGGATCGACGCGCCGGCGGGGTGGCCGTAAGCGAAGCCGCGGCGAGCGCGCATCTTGAGGATGGACTCGTCGGTGAGCGCGGACAGTCCGTCGCGGCCGTCAATGAACACGGACTCCGGGCCGGAGCGGATGCCCAGGAGCAGCAGCTCCGGGTTGACGAACGCCATGATCGGCCGTCCGGTCGGCGCGCTGGTGGCGGTCGCGGCCAGCTTCGCGCCGAGGGACCAGCGGATCGGCACGTTGAAGACGGTGTCCGGGGTTCCGGCGGTGCCTTCGACGAAGATCGGACGGTTCTCGTCATCCTTGACGCCACGGAGGAACTTCCGGAACGCGGTGTGCGCGACGGCGACCATGTTGCCGGGGTCGAAGTAGTCACCGGCTTCGACGTCGCCGATGGCGGTGGAGAACTCGTCGTAGGTGGGCGCGTTCGCGCTGGAGGCGGTGGTGATGTTGTCGCCGCCGGTGTAGCCGAGGGTCGCGTCGGTGGTGTTCAGCAGCTGGTAGAGGCTGGTGAACGGGATGGTCGTGCCGTTCGCTGCGGCGGACACGGCGAGGGACGCGTTGTCGAGCATCTTGGCGTACGAACGGCCCCAGCCGACCATCTTCGAGTTGATGATGTTGGAGACGCCGTCGTCGATGTCCTCTTCGGCGATGCGGACGGCCTTGCCGAACTTCACCGCGGTGAGGAGGACTTCGTCGTTGAGCGACGTGTCCTCGCCGTAGGTGCCGCCCTTCGCGACGACCGCGACGTCCATGCCTGCGGTGCGGGGGACGTGCTTGGTGTCGGAGCCCATGGGGATGCGGGCGGCGAGGGATTCGATCGCGGAGATCTGGGTGATGGCCTGGATGACCTTGGACGTCTCCCACTCTTCGGGAATCCAGGCTTCCATCGTGTTGCGTGCCACTGGGCCCTCCTGCGGGCGGCGTGATGGGGAAACGAGTTAGGGCTCGGGCCCCATCACGGGCGCCTTCGCAAGCAAGGGCGGTGGCCTACTCCGATCACCGGAGCAATTCACCTGGTGATGAATATACCTCCGGGCGTCAAGCCTTTCCCAGAAGCCGGGCGGCGTAGATGTCGCCCGTCGACTTCGGCTTCTCCACCGCAGGCGAGCGGGGTGCCCCAGTCGGGCGGGCCTTCAGCTTCGGCTTGTCCTGCGGCAGCAGCTCCGGGTACTCGCCCTTGACCCGGTCTACCTCCGCCTCGATCCCGAGGAGTTCGCCCTCGTCGTCGACGCTGACGGCGTCCCAGTCAACCAGCTTCATCATCCGCTCCGGGCTCGTGAACCCCGCCTCCGCCAGGGCGGCTCGGACGCCCGCGCGCTTCATCGGCTCCCGGAACCGCTTCTCGCCCTCCTCGCGGGCCTCACGCAGCGCCTTCTCGTGCTCGGTCTCGTCGCCGCGGGCCTTCTCTTCCAACTCCTTGTTGCGGAGCCGGTGCCGCTTGGCGTCGTCGTTGGCCTTCTTCAACGCGGCCTGAGTGCGCGCCCACTCATCCTTGGACGGAGGCTTGAAGTCGTCCGGCTTGTCGTCCTTTGCCGGGGGCTTCGGCTTCGGCGTCTCCTCCGGCTCCGGGGCTTCCTCGGGCTCGGGCTCGTCGTCCGGCGTGTCGTCGACCTCGACCTCGATGTCCGGCTCACCGTCGGGCTCGGCGCCGCCTGCGATCGGGTAGATCGGGCGGCCGTCGGCGCGGTAGCCGAGGATCGTGCCGGGCGGGACGCTGATGCTGTCGTCCTGCTCGGCGTTGAGGTGGATGCCCATGGTGTTCTCCCATCACGGGGGTTGGCGGCGGCCCGTCACGGGCGCCGGGGTCTATGCGGCGGGAGCGAAGTCGCCGGTTCGTAGAGCGCGGCGCGCCCGTGCCTCGACAGCAGGTAGCAGGTCAGGTTCAGTGCGCAGGAGTTCACGGACAGCCCGCAGCCGGGCTGCACGGGACTCCGATGGCCGGGCGCGCCCATACGCGATCGACCGATGCGCCTCCCGCCGCAACGCCAGCGGGAACGGAATACCGGACGCCACCCACGCGTCATCCCACGGGACTGCCCGGCAGCGACAGTTGCTGTGCAAGGGCGGCCCCTCCACGGATTCCGCCCCGACCCGGCGTTGCCGCGGATCCCACGACAGTCCGCCCGGGAACGGCTCACCGACCGGCACGACACGGCCCGTGTAGGCGAGGCAACGCGTACACGCATCCGCCTCCGACACCCACACCCGCTGCGATGCCACCGCCCGCGCCACCGCGTCCAGCCCCTCACGGACCGCAATGTTGACCACCCACGCGATATGCGCCCGCACTGCAGGCAGCGCAGCACGAGCTGCACCCACCCCGGCCAGGAGATGCGACCACCGGGTCACACGGTCCGGATGCAACAGGGCAATCGCCCGGTCGCGGCGCTCACGCACCATGTCCCCGATCCGCTGCGCCTCACCCCGCAGCAACCGGCCAACCCGCGGCGCGGCAGGAGCACGAGGGCGGCGGCCGGAAGCCTCCAGCACGAACGCGACACCCTGCCCCACGCCCAGGGCGAGAGCCTGCCCGAGGACTCCCTCCAGTGCGGTCGAACTGCGGGACGCCACGCCGTCCAGAACCCGGCGGGACGCGGCAACGGCTGCGGCCAGGATCCGGCGCAGCACGTCCCCGGCCGTAGCCGACTGGTCTGCGCCGCCGAACGCCCGAATCCACGCGTCGAGGGTCCGCCGGATCAGCTCCTCGAACGCGGAGTCGCTGTCGCCGAGGACCGTGTCCGAGACGCCGTCCTCCAGGGCGACGACCGCATCGGTGTGCTGGTCCTGGACCAGGCGCGCGAGGTTTCGGCTGCGGTACGGCATCAGTCCGCCACCTGCACCCCGGCGAGAACTTCAAGGTCGGACAGCGCACCCGCGAGGAGGGCCTGCGCCTGCTCGTTGGACAGGACGCCGAGAGTGGCGGCCGAGCCGAGCTTCTGCGCCGAGTCAGCCAGCGAGGCGAGGATGTCGACACGACGCTGGAGCTCAGCGTCGTCGACACCGGCAAGCCACTGGTCGACCTGCTCGGCGCGGTAGCCGCCTTCCATCAGGGCTTGCTTGCGGGGCACTCCGGCTTCGATCTTCGCCTTCACCGTCTGCCAGCCCTGCGCCGTGGTGACGGAGCGGGCGGGTACCCAGTCCACGGTGACGACGGGGTCAGGGATGCCGAGGCGGCGGAGTGCGAACACGAACGCCTCATGCAGCGACGCGCCGTAGGAGGTCTGCCGGTTCTCCACCTTGCTGATGAACGGGCCGTCCTCCTCCCGGTACGACTCACCCGACCGCTGGCTGGACTGCGGGTCGAACATCCGCAAAGGGGTGTCGGTGATCTGCGCCATGGCCCGCACGTTGAAGTTGATCGGGTCGAGGAACACGCCGGGCTGCGCCGCATCGAACTGGCCGACGGCCTTGAAGCCACGCAGCAGCATCATCTCGCCCGGCCCGGCCTTCAGGGAGCTGTCGTCGCCGGAGTCGCTGGGCCCGGCGCCGGCTTCGTCGGCAGGCCAGTCATCGTCGTCGAAGTCCCCAGGCTCCAGATCCGACGTATCGGTGGTGGCCGTCTCGGTGAGGGCGTAGCGCTGAGGGAAGCCCTGATAGTCGACCGTGCCCATGTGGGTGGCCTGCAACTTGGTGATCGCGTTCTGCGGGCCGTACGCCCCGTAGTGCTCCGGTGTGCCGTACGGCCGGTCGGTCCGGAAGTGGAAGACGGGCTGCTCGCCCCAGTCGTGGTCGATCAGCCACGACTCGGGATCGTCGGGGTCGGCGGGCCAGTGTGTCCAGTCGGCGGCCTTGTCGCCCTTCGAGTTTTTGCCGGTGGTCCACCGTTCAGTGCGGTCGTCGTAGTACAACTCGGCCCGCTCGTAGGGCCCGTCGCACCAGCGTTTGATCGTGAACGCTTTCCGGCGCGGGTTGTCCTCGCTGTAGATCACGCGGACGGTCTGCGGGGAGTTGTAGAACATCTCCACCCGCAGCGTCTTGTCGTCCTCGTCTTCGACGGGCAGGACCATCAGATAGGCGTCGCCGTACTCGCCGGCGCGGCGGAACAGGTCGGGCATCTCCAGATTGAGCTGGTTGTCCTGCCAGATCTTGGAGATGAGCGCGGTGGTCTCCTCGTCGGGGCTGGTGATCGAGGCGACCTTCAACCGGTTGGTGACGGCGTTGACGGGCGTCTTGGCGAAGTTGAGGTCGAAGTCGATGTCGCGGGCGGCGAGGGCGCGGCGGATGCGGGTGGAGGTGAAGACCTCGGGGACCTTGCCGTCGTAGTAGAGGGCGGCCCGGTTGTACTCGGGGCGGGCCTCGGTGAGTTCGCCGATGCCGTGCATGAGATCGCTGCGGGGGTCGATCGTCTCGTCATCCAATGCGACCTCCCAGCCGTAACCTTTGAATCGAAGGATAGACGGTCCTTCGAATCGCATCATCTACCCGTACGCAGGGGCTACGCCTGCGATGCACGGCAACGTCAGGTGTAGGCAGTCGCCGACGCGGACGGCGCCGCCTTCCTCTCCGGCGGAAGGAATCGCCTGATAGCACTCCCCGCCGCGTCCACGAGGTCGTCGTTCGGGGCCTTCGGGAAGGCGCACATCTGCTCCTCCAACTCCCGCAACCGCCGGGCGTGAACAACACGCCCCCGCTGGTAGTAGCCCAGCACGCCCTCTGCGCGCACGAACTTCGGCTCCACCTGCGACACCGGCTTCACCTTCACCGGCATGCCGTGCAAGATCGCCTTCCACACGTCATGCCCCTGGTTCACTTCGACGAGGATCAGCCCGATCCGCGGCCACTCGTCCAGCAGGGCCAGCACCCGCTCCCGCAGCTGCTCGCCCGGAGGGATCTTCACTGCGATTGCCTCGTGCACCGTGCACCGCCGGGTCTGCGCCGACCACGACACCACCGCCAGCCCAGTGAAGTCGCTGCTTCGCTTCGCCGTCACTGCCGGATCGATCGACAGCATCATGTGCGTGACCGGATCCAGTCCCTCGTCGCCGGGGTAGCGGAAGTCGTCCGGCGTCCACAGATCGCCGTCCGCTCCCATGGGGTCGTTGGCGTAGTTCTTCGCGAAGCTACGCGTGTGCTCGATCGACTTCAGGTAGGAGAGCGGCCACTTCGCCGGCCACACGCTCCGCTCGTAGCCGCTGGCGGTCTTGATGATGGGCGGGGTGTAGTGCGCGGCGAAGCCCTCATCGCGGATCCACTGCGCTGTTTCGACGCCGCGGGCGTGTTTGACCAGCTGGTGAACGATGCTCCCCGGGAGGGTAACGGTCCCTGAGATCACGACGCGGGCGTAGACGTTGAGCGGAAGGATTGCGTCGACGAGCGTGGTGCGTCGCTTCCGGGCGAGTTCGGGGCCGTAGCTGCTCTCGTCGGGTTCGATGTCGTCGCAGAGGATGAGGTCGGGGCGCTGCTCGCCCACCTTCATGCCGAGGTTGCTGCTGTCGATGCCGCGGGCTGCGAACACGAAACCGGACTCGGCCATGTACATGGACTGGGTGTCGGCGATGTTCGTGCCGGAAGGCCGCTTGGCGGCTGTACAGAGCGCCGGGTAGTCGTGGCGAAGGCGTTCGTTGGTGTCGATCTCCCGCTTGAACGTGGCGAGGTGGGTCTGGGCGGGTCCGGCCGCCATGGCGAATGCGGCGGCGAACTTGATGTGGCCGTGGGCGGCCGCCCATGTGGGGAGGATGAGGAACCACCAGGTGGACTTGCCCATCATGCGGGGGGCGATGTAGGCGTTGCGGTTCTGTGCCGGGCCGGTCGGTGGGCGTACCCAGGAGCGGGCGGCGCGGCACCAGTCGAGGTGGGCGTCGCCGAAAGTGATCCGACCTTCCTCGTCTTTGAGGTGGTGGCGCAGATAAATCAGCGCGAACAGCATCGGGTCGAGGCGCGTCAGGATCTGACGGCCTTCAGGGTCGGCGAGGAGGCGTTCGTCGAACCGGGCGAGGTAGGCGTGGAGGTCGAAGGATTCGGCGTCCTGGCCTTCGAGGTAGCCGACCTCGGGCGGGGCGGCCGTGGTCACGGTCAGACCTCGCCGCCTGGGCCGTCGCGCAGGGCCTGCTCCTGCGCGGCTACCTGGGCCTTGGCCTCGCGGAGCATCTCCTGGAGTTCCAGGTCTTGCTGGGTGACCTGGTGGACGGTGGCGTCGACCTTGACGGCGGCTTCGATGCCGGTGAGTTTGGCGCGGCGTTCGCCGTTGCGCCGGCGGGCGTCCTCGATCTTGATGAGGCGGTCGATGGCTTGGAGGACTGGTGCGTCGTCTTCCATGGGCTGGTTGGTGTCGGGGTGGAGGATGACGCGCCCGTTGTTGACCATGATGTGGGGGGTGGTCAGGACTTTGCGGGCGGAGACTTCGAGGTCGTCGAGGCGTTCGAGTTCGGCGTCGAGGCGTTCGAGTTCGAAGTGGAGGACGGCTTCGCCGGGTTCGCGGATGATCTCTTTGAGGGCGCGTTCGACGGCGTCGTAGGCGGTGCGTTTGTCTCCGTAGCCGAGTTCGTTGGCGATCTGCTGGTAGGTGCGTCCTTTGGCGCGGAGTTCGGCGGCTTGGGCGTCGCGGCGTGCAGTTTCGGGGGTGCGGATGTAGCGGCCTTTGCCGCTGCGGGAGTGCTGGTTGGGGTTGGCCATGGTGGGTGCCTCCTACGACCGGTACCTTTGAATCGTAGGCTAGAGCACCCGTTCGGGCTTTGATTCGATCGCGTGAGGGCTGGTGAGGCTGGTGGTGTCCGACCGAGGAGGCCGCTGGGGCTTCGTCTACAAGACAAGGCAGCGGGTGTATCGCGCGCTGCGCCGTCAGGGTGCGTTGAAGTCGAAGGCCGCGAGGATCAGCAACGCGGGCCGGACTCACGCACAGCGCAGCGCCATGGCACGCAAGGCTAGCCAGACGCGGCAGATGCGGGGGCAAAGACGTCGCTGAGGAGCGACGGGTAGGGGAAAGGGCCCTGGAGCTTGCGGCAGCTCCGGGGCCCTTGCACGTCTCTGAGCGTTTAGGCCCGGAGTTCCATCCCGGCCGTTGCAGCCCGTGCCTCGAAGCAGGGGCGGCAGAACGGAACGTGCTGGGTGCCGACGGTGGGCGAGTCGAAGCGGACCGTCAGGCCCGGCTCGGCGACGGACGAGCAGATGTTGAGGGTGCCGTGGATGGCCCCGCACAGGCAGTGGCAGGAGCCGAGCGCTGCTTCGGCGTCACGCTCGCGCTCCCACTGTTCCCAGACTTCGGGGTGGGCTTCGGCATAGTCGATGAACGGCTTCAGCACGGCGTGCACCTGGCGAATCGACTCGGCTGCCTGGCGGAAGGCGGGCATGACCGCGGTGGCGAAGGCCGTGAGGAAGTCCTGCGGGGTGGGCTGTTGGGTCATAAGACAAGGATGCCCGGCCGACGGGCTGGCCGGGCATCCTTCCGTCCTACCCGTTTTGGGCGGTTACTGCTTGACGGTTTCGTGGCTGGTCTTTCGCGGCCAGTCGAGGAGCGCGACGTGGACGACGCCGACGATGAGGTAGACCCACGCCGTGTAGCGGATGACCTCGCGCCAGAACGGGCCCCACTGGCGGAAGTCGACTTCGGCTACCGCGCCGGCGATGGCGATGCCGCTGAGCAGCGTGTAGATGGCGAGGGTGCGCCAGCCGACGAAGCCTCGACGCCAGGCGACGATGAACGGCACGAACGTGAACGCGGTGGCGCTGACGGCTGGTAGGGCTGCCCAGGCCCAGCGTTGCCAGGGGTGTGGGTACATGGCGCGTCGGCCGGGTGGATGGTTCATGGGTCCCCCTAGAGTGGCGTGCTGGGGTGGGGGAGGATATCGGATGTGTGCGCCGCGTGAAGGTGAAACAGCGGTGAGGCCCTCTTCCCTTGGTGGCGGGAGGAGGGCCTTCGGCATGCAGGCGACGCGGCTAGTTGATCGGGGTAGCGGTCCTGTCCATGTTGGCGATCTCTGTGAAGCGGTCGCGGGCTTCCTGTAGCAGGGTCTGTGTGTGGTCGATCAGT